GAGCCCTTGTAGCCCGCCAAGTCTTTAGAAAGGATAACAATGAGCACAACAACAGTTGCAGAACTTCGCACAGCTCTCGGCGTGGGAACTCTCTATGCTGATGCAGTCTTGCAATCAGTCTGCGATGCTGCTGATGATGTCTTGTTGCCTTTTCTATGGAAAAATGTACTTCCAGTATCAGGTCACTCTAATGACGGCACAGCAGGGGTCTTATACTTTAACGAATTCGTAAATGATGTTTTCTATGTTGGACAGTCAATTACCGTATCAGGTTGCGGGTCAGCCTATAACGGCTCAAAGACAGTTAATGCAGTCAATGAAAAAAGCATTGACATTACAACAACACACGCAGCCAATGTCGTTAAGACTTTTCACCCGATTTACCCTTATGGTCAGGTTGCGGCAACTACTTACAAAGATTATTCAACCGAGCCAGCAGTACAGGAAGCAAGCCTTATGGTCTGCGTATCAATCTGGACTTCTCGTCAGACTAACTCAGGCAACGGCATGAACCCAGACGGCTCAATCGGCAGCATGTACGCAATGTCTTCGCAGCTCATCGCTCGCGTTCGTGGCTTACTTGCACCATATCTTGACCCGCGTTCTATGGTGGGCTGATGCCAGCGATAACCACTCTACGATCTAGCATCGCAGCGGCTCTAGCCGATAACACTAAGTATTCAGTATTCGCGTTCCCACCGGCAACGCCCGTGGCTAACTCAGTAATCGTTACCCCTGCTGATCCATATATCGTTCCAACCAATAACGATTACACATCAATCGCGCCTATGGCTAACTTTACAATTACAATCCTTGTTCCGTTGCTAGACAACGAGGGCAACCTTGCTGGAATCGAGACCGACATACTAAGAGTATTCCAGCTTCTCGAAGCTTCCAGCATTGTATTTAACGTGGGAAGCGTGAGCGCACCTAGCGTTCTAACTATCGCTTCCGGAGATTTACTGAGTTGCGATATTGCAATCAGTACCCTAACGGAATGGAGCTAATCGATGAGCGATTGGACAAAGGAGCAAGCCGACTTTCTAATCAAAATCGGTCAAGTTCCACCAGCAGCACCAGCACCAAAACCAACTACCAAGAAAGATGAGGAATAACTGAAATGGCAGTATTTCTAAACAATGGCGTAGTATTGACAGTCAATTCAGTTGATCTCTCAGACCACGTCACAGCAGTCACAATCAACCGTTCATTCGATGAACTCGAAGTAACAGCAATGGGTGATGGCGGTCACAAGTTCGTTAAGGGTCTTGAGGCTTCATCAATCACTATCGACTTCTTGAATGACACAGCTACATCAGAGACACTACAGACACTTCAGGCTGTATGGGGAACTAACACAACAGTAACAGTCAAGCAGACTTCTGCGGTTGTATCTGCAACTAACCCTCTTTACACAATGACTTGCCTTATCAACAACACAACCGACATTAACGGTTCTGTAGCTGACATCGCAATGCAGAGCCTTACATTCAACGTATCAGGTACAATCGCTGTAACAACAGCGTAAAAGGAGACAAGGGCTATGGCAAAGTTAAAAGTTACAAGGGCAGATAATTCAGTTCAGGAGTTTGAGATAACTCCATTACTGGAATATAGCTTTGAACAGTATGCCAAGAAAGGCTTTCACAAGGCACTCATTGAGGATCAGAAGCAATCTGATGTTTATTGGTTGTGCTGGGAAGCAATCCGTCGTTCAGGTGAAACGGTCAAACCCTTTGGGGAACAGTTCTTAGAGACTTTGAAGTCAGTCGAGGTCTTAGAGTCTGACCCTTTAGGGTAGATCGGAACTCTCTCACCTATCTCGCAGCTAGGCTTAGTTACGAGTATGGAGTTCCGTTTCAAACTATTGTTGAACTTCCGGCGATAGCGTTTAAGGCACATATTGAAGTCCTCAAGGACATAGCGAAGGAGCGAAGCGATGCCAGTCGAACTAGACAACGCCGTAGCTCTTAGAAAAGCAATGCGCCAATACACTCCTGATTTAGCCAAGGAGACTCAGAAAGAGATTGCGCTTAACTTGCGCAAGGTTGTTAGTCGAGCGCGTGGTTTCGTGCCTTCTAGCTCGCCTTTAAGCGGGTGGGCTAACCCTGTTGGTGAGTGGGAGTATCGAGCCTTTAATCAGGGCATCATGAAGCGCGGCTTGGGTTACTCAGCTACTCCTACCAAGCCAAACAAGCGCGGCTTTAGAAGCCTTGCAACAATTTTCAACAAGTCTGCTCCGGGTGCTATCTATGAGACAGCAGGTCGCAAGACTCCGCAAGGATTACCACCTACTCAGCCGGTTAAGAAATACCGCAATGGCAAGTTCATTACTGAGCGAGCTGGTGGCAAAGAGTTTAACAAGTCTGCTAATCCGTATGCAGGTCGGCAGTTCATCGATGCCTTGCCGCCTTTAGTTGATAGCCAACAATCTAATAGTGCAGGGCGTAGAACTCGCAAGACTAAAGGTCGCTTGATGTTTAGAGCATGGGCTGAGGATCAGGGCAGAACTACCGCAGCAGTTGTGAAGGCTATTCAGTCTGCTAACAACACAGTTGTAGTCTTAAGCAAGGGCGCGGGCAACAAGACATTTAGAGCAAGGAGTAAAGACTAATGGCAGGTATGACTGATCTAGCAATCCGCATTGCCACCACTCTTGACTCAACAGGACTTAACAAGGCTGATAAAGGCGTTAATAAGCTCACCGGCACAGTTAAGAAACTAGGCAGAACTCTTGGTCTAACCCTTGGCGCAGCAGCCATGACAGCCTACGGCAAGGCAGCAGTCAAGGCTTTCGCAGCAGACGAGGCAGCAGCTCGCAGACTTGCTGGGGCAGTAGATAACCTTGGGCTTTCATTCTCTCAGGCTAAAGTCACAACCTTTATTGCTGACCTAGAACAGAGCGCGGCTATTGCCGATGACATTCTTAGACCAGCCTTCCAATCATTGCTTACCACTACTGGATCACTAACTAAATCTCAAGAGCTTCTCAACAATGCAATCCAAATCAGCCGAGCAAGTGGGGTCGATTTAGCTACAGTCGCAACAGATTTAGGCAAGGGTTATGTAGGCATTACTAGAGGCTTGATTAAGTACAATTCAGGATTAACCAGAGCAGAGATTACAACCAAGTCATTTAATGAAATTTTGGGTGTACTGCTTGCTAAGTCTGCTGGTCAGGCTCAAGACTATTTAACAACAACCTCTTACAAGATGGAAGTTCTATCTGTTGCAGCAGGTAACGCACAGGAGATTATCGGAGAAGGCTTGATTGATGCCTTTGCTCGCGTAGGCGGCGGCACAGAAGCAAGCGACGCAGCGAAAGCAATTACCAACATTGCAACAGCTACAAGCAATGTAATAAAGGTATTGGGTACTGCTATCGGACTTGTCGAGAAGTTCCGTAAAGGCTACACAAACTTTCTAGCCGGCGGCGATGTTGATGTTATGCGACAAGGCGCACAGCCGACAACTAATCGATCTGCATCACCAGCAGGTACAGCGCAACGCACAGCACAGCAGCGCACAGCAGAAGCGGCAGCAGCTAAGCGAGCCAAGGAACTAGCAGCTTTGCAGACTAAGCAGGTTAAATCTCAGAAGGCTTTAACAGCAGAGCAGAAGAAGCAGAACGCTCTTAAGAAGGCTGGCACTATCTTTGACCTAGAGCAGATTCAACTTATTGCTGCTCTCAAGGGTAAGTTATCTGATGAGGATCGTAAGCGCGTAGAGCTGCAGTTTGCTTTACTCGTAGGTAATACCTCAGAAGCCGAGAAGCTAACCTATGAACTAGCCAAGGCTCAAGGCTTAGGCGAGAAGCTAGCGGGATACCTTGCAAGCCTTCCAGATGCTAAGAACCCATTTGCCTCATGGGAAGCCTATCTTGATATGCTCGCAGAGAAGGCTAGAAAGATTGCTATTGGTGGTGGTGCTGCCGCTGCCGTTCCAATCACTCCAATTACTCCTTCAGTTGCAACCAACGCAACCAACGCAAGCGGCTTTGCTTATTCAGTTGCAGACCCTTCAAGGGGTGGAAGTAGAGAGTCACAGTTCGGCTCAGGCACTCCTTGGGCTATGGCTGTTGCAGCTTTGAACCGCCCAGTCGTTGTTCAGATTGATGGCAAGGCAGTAGCCACATCACTCCAAGATACTTCAATGTCTGGCATCACTTCAAACATCAATAGAACTTCAGGCGGCTTTGGTCTCTGATGACTTTACCTGCTGAAATATCCGTATCCTTTGACTTCTCGTCAGGTGCGACTTTCGGCTACCCGTTTACTATTGGCGATGCCAAGTATGGCGTTCTAGGTACTGGCACACTTGGTTCTTCTACCGTTCCAGTTCCAATTGTTGATCTAACCCCTCAAGTCCGTAACATCACAATCAATCGTGGTAGAGATATTCAAGCCGACCAGTACATCGCCGGTACAGCCGTTGTGCGGATCATCGACCCAGATTCTTACTTCAACCCACAAAACACAGCCAGCCCTTACTTTGGCTATCTAGTGCCTTTGCGCAAAGTGCGTATTGCAGCTACAACAGCCACAACTCAAGAATTCTTATTTTCAGGCTATACAACCGAGTACCGTTATACTTATGACCAAGCAGAGCAGATGGGCTATGTCGAGATTTATGTCGCTGATGCCTTCCGTCTCTTTAACTTGGCACAAGTAACCAGCGTTACAGACTCAGGAGCAGGGCAGACAACCG